AATTGTGTGATATATCCTTTGAAGCTACCAATAAAAGATCCATTCTCTGTAAGCGTAACCCCACAGTAACCTTTATATTTTGCTTGACTTCTGTGAAGACCTTGTAGGGCATCTACAGCTTTAGCGGTTGGTAGTAATTCAACTTGCAGTACCATACTTCCCCAAGTGTCATAAAAAGCGAAGTACGCTTCATCAACACTTTCAGGAACAGTACCAGTGACCTGAGAAGATATTGTCGCTGAGACAACACCATCCAGAGTCAAACCTGAAATAATAATTCTGTTCTTTGAAGCATCATAAACATTAGTGCTTCTAGTCACAAAGTCATTTAAAAGGCTTTGGGCTTTACCTACTAGGTCATTTAATAGACTTGACATTATTACCTCAGATTATATTTTTAACTGCTTGAATTGCATTAGACAAACCATCAGTTAGTTTATCTTGTAGTGCTGACACATCAAGATCTAAACCTCTAGTGATCGCCTGTAGATTTGATGCAAAAGCAACAATACTTTTTAGCTTAGAATACATAGCATTGCTTTCTCCATTACCACCTTTTATATAAGAAGCATTATGGCAAAGGAAAACCCAAGTAGATGTTCCTGATTCAGAAGCAAAATTACTTGGAGATTCATTTTCAAAAAAAGTGTCTACAGAGATGAATGATGTAGAACCAGCATTGTCTTTAACCATCAAAGGCATTGCCAAGTTAACTCCACTCATCTGATAGATCTTAAAGATTAAGTGCAAGATTGTGTTAGATTCACTCGTTTGTTCTAAGTGAATGGTCACACGGTATGTACCAAATTTATCGAGAAAGGCTGTGCCACTACCATCCATTGCTTTACGGAAAGTAGTAGCTGCCTCTAAACGCTCGATGTCAACTACAGATTCACTTGAAAATCCATCTATAGCTATACCGAAAACGGTACAAGATACTTCCGATGGAATGTACGATCTCAAGTTAGACATAAGCGACTCCTAAATTAGTTTGACAACTTCCAAGAGTTATCAATTTGAATACCAAGTTTTTCGAGTGTAGCGATAGTATCTTCATCAAGCATAGTGTTACCACCGATGAATGAATCTGTACCAGCCATTACGATAACCCAAGCACGTGTACCAGCCTGTGCACCAAATTCTTGGTTTTGAGGTTTTTTAACATAGCACTGTGATGAATAGGCGTATGAACGACCTGATTTATCAGCGATAGTGCAAGTAAAGATACCTTCCCCACGAAGAGATTTTGCATCAAAAGCATGTAGTCCACTTAGTACGTCATTTGACTTAGAGGCTTGATCGAGTGTGATTGTCGCCCTCATAGTTTTTGTTAAGTGATGTGAACGAGTTGTGTAACCATCAATACTCTCTTTTTCAGACCAAGTATCCTGTGGCAATTCTAAGTTCACAAAGGTATCTTCACTAAAGTTAGCAAGAACGTGGTTGATGCCCAATGAAGGTGCACTGATCACGATCTTAACTTCACTTGGCATGTAAGTACCTAAAAGTCCAGTAGTCATTATATTTTTTCCTTTTCCTTGGATTATTCGTAAATTGTGCCTTCAACAGCATCTACGAAGATAATAGCACCAGCTAGTCTTGCTCGGAATTTAATCTGAGACAGTACACCAGTAGAACGTTTTTGAGATGTTAGCTTGTTGGCATCTGGAGTTTGGATGTTGAAACCATCGTCAGCAGTCAAGATGTTGTTCGCTACAGCTTCATTAAGTACAGTGACTAATTCAGCTTTAAACATGTCGATCCCTGCGTTTGTGTACAGAATTCGTTCTTTAGTGTATAGTAGGTTCCAGAAACGTTCACCGATACGAACTTGAAGCCAGATAGCACCAAGGATAACGTGAATTTTTTCTCCACCAACTACTGTCGCATTACCAACAACTACAGAGTCAGCACCAACTTTAGTGTAGAACTGTGCATTCTTACGCTTAAGTGTGTCAACTTCGGTTGATGTGAATGATTGAGCTGTCAAGCCTACAATTGTTTTGTAGATCCATAAGTTCGAACCAATAACAGCACTTGCATGGCGACCTACCCAAGCAGCTTCTGGTGCTACGAATGTAGTATCTTTGTAGTGCAAACCGAAAGATTGTGTGTATTTCATTTCACCTAATACTGAGAAAATGTCAGTAGTAGCTGTTGTACGAGTTACAGGGTTGCTGTCTGAGAACACATACATCATGATTTGTGTTTCAGCGTATTGGGCAATCTTGATCTTGTCAGCATCTGTTGATGCATCAGTGATTAAGAAGAACCAATTACTATTAGCACCTTGAAGGTTAACAATATTCTTTACATAGTCTACAGAGTCATCGTCTTCTTCAACAACTTTACCAACAACAACGTCAGCTACTTGTGGGTTTTGGCTTAAGATTAGAGATACTGCAATGTATGCAAAGTCAGTTGTTAAGAAACCATCTGTAAGCATGTCTGAGGCATCTGAGTAAATTCGATATTCATCAGCGAATCTTTCGTGCTTTGAGAGTACTGCAATTGTCTGCAAGTCTCTGACTGTTTTAGAAGATGTTTCTCTGGTAATTTCTACTTTAACAATAGAATCTACAGTAAGCATTTTTTACTTCCTTTTAAATTAATGATAGATAGTACCCTCGACTTTTTTAACTTCTAAAATAGTCTGAGTCAATGTTGCTTCAAAAGTGAAAGAAGCACGATTTAAGGAACCTGAAAGCTTCCTTCCTGTGATGGTGTAATCTGTAAATATTTCCTGTTGAACAGCAATATCTAACACATACCTAACAGAATTCTCCAAAAGTGTCATCCCAGCAGTTGTCGCTGGTATCTTTTCAGAGTTGTAGAACACTTCCCAAAGTTTTTTCTGCAAAGCATATCTAACCCAATCTAGGCTGACAACTTCATGTATTTTATAACCTTGACAAGTGGCACCTGATCCTAGAGTAGACTTTGAACCATACTGTGGCATGATAACTGTTGTCGTACTAAAATCTGGAATTGTTTGTAATGTCTCTTGTGTATGTGAGTCAACATTCTGAATCATCTTGTAGAGCCATTGAATTTGGCTTGGGAAAAAGTTGCCACAGTAACCAATCCATGCACCTTCGGGGTACTTTAAACCTCTACCTTGTGCTTGTTCTACAGTTAAGTCTTGACCATTACTTTGTGTGATTAAACTTTCTTGTGAACTATTGCCTTGTACAAAATCAACATCGTAAGGGCTTAAATAAATGTAAGAACCACTATCAAGCTGAACACCAACACTACTATCCCAAAATAGGAGAGGGAAGTCTTGGAACCCTACAGGGGAACTTGGATCGCCACTGTCATAACTATAGTAGTAATAGACAATCTTCCTTCCAGTGAGACTTTCAGATACATCAACATTTGAAGAGAAGAATTGAAGTTTTAAGTCATTCTCATTTAAGATTGTTGTATTGAATGCTAGAACATCAGCAATATCTTTAGATCCAATCACTACATAGTAGTAACCTGAGTTATCATCTGATAAGTAAGCTTCACTATAGCTCTCATTCTCTCTCACAGCTCGTAAGAGCACTGTGTTCATCTGTCCCTGTATGAACACACCTTTGCAGAAGTTGTAAGCCTCAGAGCCTCTCTTATAGCCATTGTCGAGCACATCTTTAAGTGAACTGACAAAAACACTTCTAGGGGCTGAATCATTTTTAGTAATAAAGCCCACTGTATAGAAAGCATCTTGGACTAAGTTGCCTTGTTCGACATTGATTTCAACTTCAATTGGTGTGTAATCTAATGTGATCAAAGTCACCTCCAATTAGAATAGTTTGACTACTGTGTAAACAATGTCATAGATTTCGTAAGCCTGTGCACCAGTAGTAATCTGAACTTTCAGACCTGTAGAAGATCCACTAACAAGACAATCTAACTTGACATTAGTAATCTCACTATCACCACGGTTTGTGAAGTCTTGAGAGAAAATCACTGTAGGTGTAGCATCTGAAATAGAAATGTTGAAGCTATCAGAAGCTGTCAAAGCAGCAACTTTAAACTTAACTTCAAGCTGATATAAACCAGAAGTAGATGCTAACTGTAAGAGTGTTCCATCATAGAGAGTTGTTAC